TGAGAGTTGGCTGTTTGGGGTTCGACGCTGATGCGAAGGCATGGGATGCCAGCGTACCGGTTGAGTTCCTCGAAGAGTGCACTTACATCATCAACAAAATTTTCCGTGCTCTTGATCCTCATTGGAAACAAGAAGACGATGTAGTCAGAGCAGCGCTCCATTCTTGTGTAGAGAGACCTTATGTACTCTACAACCGGAAGGTTATCCAACTTCCCGGTGGGCAAGTGTCTGGACAGCCAGGCACCGCATTCGATAATTCACTCATCAATTGGATTTTGGTTTTTCTTATTTACCAGAGGATCATGAAAGAAGCAGGCCAACACAAACATGCCGGCTTCAACATCTTCATGAAAGAAGTTGCCCTTTCCGTTTATGGCGACGACATGATGGTCACTCTGGGAGATATTGCTCGAAAACATTTCACTTTGGAAGCGTACATCAGGACTGCTGCTCTGTATGGTTTCACAATCACACCTGCCGACAAAACATCTGTTGGCACCACATCCCAAAAACACCTCACCGAAATGACTTTTCTGAAAAGGAGTTTCAAGAAACATGGACCCTGTTGGGTTGGGCCGATCGAGCTCGCTTCAATTTGGAAGGCATGTTCATGGATTCGTGGAGCAGGCGCTTATGTGCCACATCTCAAGGATGGTCACTTGATTTGGAGAACATCAAACGATCTCGGAATCATCCGCGAGAATCTCGAACAACAACTTATCGAGGTTGCTCTACACTTGGACATTGTTTTCTACAACGAAACGAAGAACAAGATCAACACTGCGCTTTATTCTCTAGGGATGGAGACTATCGCCCTTTCGTACGCCTCTGCATTAACAATTGCGGAAGTGCCCACGTGCGAGAACCGGACTACCAGCGGCTCTGGAGAGGTAGAGGAGGAAACGAACTCTACCAGCCGTTTTGTTTAACATCATTTAGGAACGGGACTTTAACATCGACGTCCCACCAATCAGCACCGCCTCTACGGGGGTTAATAGTTAAGTGTGCCAATTGGAGATTCCTTATTAACATCACTTTGTGCAGCTCTGCCACGCATGGCAACTGCTTGATCATCCAAGCTTTGAATCGAATTAAAACGCGAAATAACAAACAAGCGAAAATGTCTACTGGACTACCAGGAGTCGATCCCTCGGCTACCGTCGGAATTTCCGGCGATGCCACCATGACGCGACAAGTCGAACCCGTCGCTGAGAAGACTGAGGGAAATGCTTCGAGAAAGTCGGAGATTGATCACACCAACATCGCGATGGCACTTGATGTCATCCACAAACAGTACATCTATGTAGGAACATACACATGGAAAACCACCGACAACCCCGGAACAGTACTCGCTCTCTTCCCCATCCATCCGGATTCGTGTAATCAATACACGAACCACGTCTATCAGATGTTTAACACCTGGAATGGAGGACAGAAAGCCCGTGTCAGAATCATCGGAACAGCCTTCTACGGAGGGGGTCT